TGTGACGGGAGGGGTGGAGTTCGTTGGTGTGGTGGTGTTAGTTGTTATGGATGCGCCGATCCGGAGGATTTAGACTGTCTTGTTGGGCGGGGGCGTCAGATGTGTATAGGGGACAGTCCCAGGTCTTTGCGCCGTAAGCGTCAATCTCCAGTAGGAGATAAGTCATCCCCTTACCGTCAGAAATAGGCATCTGCCTAATGAAAGAGGAAGCCGGAATCATAGGTGGGCGAATAACGCCGACAACCGCGTCACGCTCAAAAGCAAAGTTCGGGGTATAAGACCCGCCGATAACCCATTCGTCATTTACCGCGGTTGCAGTGCGAACGCCTGTTTTGTTAATCGAGAAAGAACCCGCTGCCGCGCCTGTTGCGGTCCCACCGGAGGAAACAACGTATTTGTAAAGAGCGCCGCCGACATCTTGCGTGTTGTTGTAGATAATGTCACCGGCAAGGATAGTACCGGAGTCAGAACCATCAACCGCAATAGAAGTCTCGCCGATCGGTTCAATCGCAGTACAATCCGCGCCGGTCATAGTTCCTTTAGTGTGAAGGGAAAGGCCCGCGCTTGATCCGATAGTAAAGCCGAACTGACGGCCGAGAATACCGTTTCTGCGCTCGGTGTCGCTGCCAGCCGCGTAAGCCTGCTGGACAATTCCGAGCTTGAACAGGTTAACTTCGGCCGACGTGTTAACTACACATTGCAGATCGGACATCGGCGCGCCGTTGTCGCGGAGAATCTTACGCGCATTTACAAGGTCGTCAAGCGACGTTGCAAAAGGAGCGGTTCCGGCGGTTCCGGTTGCACGGGAAGCGCCAATCTTCAGCGCGGTAGCCGCGTCGGCTTCGCACTCATTGCGGAGTGTGCGCATTCCCTGCCCGATAAGCTGACGAACCCATTCTTGATAGTTCCCGCCGTTTTCAAGGCTGCGGATTTGCTCTCCGGTAAGGTGCCATGCGGTTTTTCTTGATTTGTCGATTGTTACCGAAACGCTCGACGCAATCGCGTCGGTGCCAAGGGTAGGAACGGCAGCCGCGGTAAAATTAGCACCAGCTGCTACGGGTGCAACCGGAACGGTGACGGAGTCGCCGACGGCTACGCCTTTGTTGTCAAAATTGGTGTTGATTGCATCTACAAGCCCGAATGGTTCTGCTTGTACTTCCTGTGCAGCCGAAAAAAGCGTCGGTGCAAGCGCTGTGAGTGTGTTGGCCAAAATAGTTACCTCTTATTATTCTTTAATTTGCCCGCCGGACGCCATAAAGGCTGATTGTTCCTTTCCGGACAAGGTTGAAAATTCTGTTAGGGTCATCGTTTTAGTTGGAAGTTTCCCGCCCGACCCTACCGGCGCGCCTCCCGCTAATTTCTTATTGACTTCATCGGCCACTTTTTTGGCGACTTCCTCGTCAAAAATAGCTTTAAAAGCCTTTGCGTCTTGCATGATTTCGTCGGCATTTGTGCCGGTCAGCCGGTTTATGAATTTATCAGATAATCCGGTTTCGGCAACGGCTTTCGTCCGTGCAAGCTCCATTTTATATTCGTTTGCCTCGGTTGCAGCGCGGTCCCTATCCTCCAACGTCTTTTTAAGCTCGTGTTCGTCGCGTTCCTTTTGAGACATTTTCGCGGTCTTTTCTTCGTCAAGCTGCTTCAATACTTCATTAAGCCGACGGTTGAGGCCGGAAATCTCATTCTTTGTTTTCGCTTCGGTTTCCGCTTTTATCTTCGCGGTAAGCTCCTCTATTGTTGGTTGCGCTGTTTCTTGTTCTTCTGGCGTTCCCGCTTCCGGCGTGACCGCTTCCGGCGTGACCGCTTCCGGCGTGACCGCGTCTTTTAGTTCTTTGGGCATTTGTTTACTCCTTTTTTAGGATAGTATTATATAAACGATGTTTTGTCAAGACATTTGTTAGTCTTGACTAACATTATTTTACTTGACTAACTTCTGCTTTCCATTCCTTGTACGACTTGTAATCCATGATTTCATTCTCCCCTGTGACCGGGCTCCGCCCCCGCCGTAACTGCGGCCCCACGCCGTCAATTATCGGGATCGTTGAACACCTGCAATTTATTTCCGAGGGGTACATCAGCCCATTCGAGAAAGTACCATCAACGGCGGCCCGCTCCCCGTCTATTTCCGCGTGTGTGTCCCTTGTCCGGTTGTCGAGCGTGGCCTGCCATTCCTTCTGTATGTCAATCCCTTGATTGGCCAGCTCCATGTCGGAAGCGTGCGCCCCGGCGTTTAGCGTGCGCCCCGACTCCGTCCGGACGATTCTTAAGGCGTTAGCCATTGCTCCGGAGAATGACAATTTACCGTCGGCGGCCATTTGACGCCCGATAATATCCTTAATCGAGTCGGTCATCTGCTTATATGTCTTTCCCTGCGCGAGCCCTTGCGTTATTGCGTCGGCTAATTTCTGAAGGTCTGCTGTCATATTCTTGAAAAGCAATTCTGACAGCGTTCCGCTTTTCGGGTAATATTGGTCAATCGTCCCGAACGTCTCGACGATCTTGTCGCGCATACTTTGCCGGATTGCTTTCCACGCATTATCCCGGCTGTAAACCGTGATATCAATAAGCGGCTGCGGAAGGCCCCCGACCATGATTTCGGGGTATTGTTCAAGCCATGAAGCGTTATACATCCGGCGGTAATACATAGAAGTCATCGCCGTTTCCGCGCTTTCCCCGGTGATCTTCGCCGCTCGTTTTGCTGCTGTCTTGTAAGCCGTCTTTACCTCGTCAAGCAGGGTTTCAAGGCGGTTATATTTCAGCATCTCATTATAATAATCGGCCGGTTTCGCCCCGGCTAATTTCGCATATTGAACCGTCAAGGCCGCGTCTATCTCTTTAATCGCTATTTGATATTGTCGCACGATTTCGCGCTCCATCACCGCTATCTCGGCTTGCGTCGTGCTTTTCGCCGCTTCTGTCATCTGTTTCCAGTTCATGCTTTCCGCTTGTCCTCGCCGTCAAATGCGGCTTGCTCTATTCGCCTTTCGCAGCGGTCATCTATACGCCCTACCCGCTCGAAAAGTTCCCCGTTCCTACGGTTAAGCGTCATTATCTCGAAGTCGTGCCGTCGGATTGTTTCAGTAAAAGACTTTCGGCCTTCCATTTCAAGCCGGACGGCGATAATGTCATCATGGAACTGTTCAAGGTCTTTGACTTTGCGTATTGCGTTTTTGACAACCAATACGACGATAGAACCAACAACGATGAGCAAAACACTAACGACAATACCGAGATATTCAGCGCTTTTAATAAGTAGACCAAAGAAGAAATTTTCCATTTCATACCCGCCGCCCTGTCATTTAATTTCTTTGTTGATTGTTATGTCAGCCGCCGGGCCAATCTCAAAATAAAAAGCCCCATCCTTCCAGCCGCACGACTTAATATTAAGCAATACAAACACGGTCGCGCCGGTTATCAAGAGTAGATAAATCAAGCGCCGGAAACGTGTCTTGACGTTATCCCCGAAAAGAAAAACCATCATCTTTTTAATCGCATCCATAGACAGACCTCACGATAGATTTAACAACCACTTCAACAAACCAAAACGCCGTCAGTAATACGGCAAGCATTGACACCCAAAACATTAAAACGTCTTTTCCTTCATGATCCATCATATTATATCAGCCTCATCAAATAGGGTGTAGTCATAAAATCGGTTCTTTGTAAATTGCTCTTGCTTGTCGCAAAGTAAAAGCAGATAATCAAGGTCAGCGGCCCGCTTGAATACCTGACACCCCGCCGAGTAATTATTGACGGCTTCGACAATCGAATTTTTTGACGCCCTATGTATATTGATCCCTTGCCCGGTCCCGGTTTCCGCGCTTTTCGGTATTATATCAATCAGCCTATCCCGGTTATTGTCCCGATAAACAGTCAGCGGCCCGCATTGGACAAGCGCAGGGTATTCGCCCCGGTGCTTCCCCTGCTTATGCGATTTGGCATAATAACCGGGTTTTAAAACAGCCGTGCCGCGTGTGTTCATCGGTGATACAAGATAAGATGCGCCGGGGTCGGTTGTCGCCGCGGCGACAAAAACGGTATTGATACCTATGTCCGATTTATACGCGCACCCGATAAGGTCATTGAAAGTATTCGTTGCGCCCCCGCCTGCGCGTATGCCGAAAATGTTCAAGGAAAATACAGCGGTATCGAACGGAACGCCGTTTTTCTCATAAGCCCTTTTAATTGTTTGGTAATCAAATTCGTTCATTTCTGAACCTTCCTATTAAATTCATCTAGCATACATTTCTTATATAATTCTTTTTCGCTCTCGCGGTCGAACCTATCGCAATCAAATGCGAACGAAAGGCCCGCGTTGACACTCTCCGCCAGCTCCTCGCCAGCCTTATGAGGTTGATCCGTGCGGTCGTAGAAAAAAAGGCAAACCGCGTTTTTAAGATAAGCAATCTTTGATAATATAGCCATGTGTTCATCACCTCGTTATTCCCCCTTAACAAATAAAAACGAACCACACGCGGGGCAAATAGCGACGGTCAAAGGGCCCGCGCTCGTGTTGTCGCTGTTAGGGGAAACGGCTAAATCGTACCGCCCCCACTTCGTCCCGCTTGTGGTTTCTTTGCACATATTGCATGTTTTATCATCCATCATCAGCCCCTTGTTAACTCTCTATCATTCTCTAATCGCATATAATCTAAATAATAAATGTTTCTTGCGCTCGTGCCGGTGCTTGTAGCGACAAACCCCGCCCCCGTGTAATATGTGCTTGTCGTGGGTATGTTTGTTGTAATTGTCTGCGTCAATAAGACGGCCCCCGCTTCGCTGTAAAGGATAAGCGTTGCGCTTGTCGCGTCCGCGTTAAGGGTTATATTTGCATGATACCATGTATTGTCGGATACATCGTAAGTAGTCCCCCCGGTAGTATAAGAGCCGTTCGCCGCTGTTTTCGCTTCAACCGTAGCGCCGGTAATCTTAAAATAAACGCCGTCGGTCGGCTCAAGCTGCGAGGAAGAGTCATGCAACCCGATATACGCAGTTGAATCCGTCGAAATTACCACCTTGAAAATGCAATCAAAAGTTTCCCCGCCACCTATGACAAGAGCCGTCGGGCGTGTTTTCCATAGATACCCGCTATTAGTTGTCGTTGACGTTCTTATAGCCGTTATCCCCGGATGATTTACTTCCGCGTCAATCTGCGGCGACGTGCCGGAAGCGGAGGCCGCGCCATAAAACAAGCCCTGTGATGTTTCGGAAACAAAAAAATCTGTTTCGGCTATTGCCATTTTATTTATTGACCGGGCCGCTCCACCGCTTATAGTGATATCCCCGCTTCCGAGAAGGGAGACACTATTTATCGTTTTTATATTCGTCCCACTTACAAGCGTTTCTTGTACGGCGACATCCCCTGATCCTAAAAGGGAAGTGCTGTTGACTGTCTTGATATTCGTTCCGCTTACGAGTAGTTCCTGCTTTCCGCTTAGGTCTTGATCCCCTGTATTAGTGCCGCTTGTATTCCCTATGACGATCTTTTCCGCGTCGGTAACGTAGTTGTCGTCCGTTCCGAGTACCGGGGCGTAAACCCCTGTATGATTATGACTTGTTAATGAATACCCGGACAAGTCTTGATCCCCTGTATTAGTGCCGCTTGTATTCCCTATGACGATCTTTTCCGCGTCGGTGACATAGTTGTCGTCCGCGCCGAGTACCGGGGCATACACCCCCGTATGATTATGACTTGTAAGAGAATAACCGCTTAAATCCTGATCTCCGGTATTCGTGCCGCTTGTATTTCCAATGACTATCTTTTCGGCGTCGGTCACATAGTTGTCATCCGTTCCGAGCGCGGGAGCGGCTCCGACATCAGCATAATCAAGCACGACAACGCCGGTCTCCCCGTTAACGCTATCGACCGCTCCACCCCCGCCGCCTGTCGCAGCTACCACCGGACGGGCGGGGTCTGTATTGTCAACCGTGACATTCGTCCCTGCGATGATTTCAACTACTACGCCGGAGCCGGCAGGATCGGCCCACTCTGTATTATAATTCGTTCCGTCAACCTTGACAAGTGCCTGCCCGGTAAGGCCCCCGGCGGGAACGCCGTTAACGACTGCGGCGGTCGGGGGAACGGTGACATTGATCTGCGTTGTAGTGATTCCGGCTATCGTGACCGGCTGCGTTGTTACGGTTATCGCCATCGGTTAACCTCTCTCGGCAAGGGATACTCGCCCTTGTAAAAGTGTTTTCGTCACTCCGGAAATCGTCTCGGTAAAGTACCATTTCAACCCGCAGCCGGTAAGCGCTGCGGATAGGGTATCTGACAAGCTAACGTCAATCAAGCCCGTAGCGGCGTCTGTGATCTTGCAAGTCAAGGCCCGCACCTCAACCCCCTTTTCCATAATCCCTGCGCTGTACGCGCGTCCTGTTACGTCTACGGCCATGTTTACCCGTATAATCAAATCATCGCCGGGGGTGAATCTTAAAAGGGCATCTGCTGGGCCGTAATCAAGCGTTGATGTCATCTGTATTATCCTCGTTATCGGTATTGTCTACGGGTGCCGGCTGTTCAAACATGTCCATATACTCGACGTTCGCCGCTTTCTGCTCTTCAAGGCGTTTTTGCTCTATCTCCCAGTCAACGCCTGACAATTCACATTTCGTTTGATCTGATATAAACGTCGCGGGGTTGACCGCTGTTATGATATCCTCAAGGTCTGAAGGAGTTGAGCGGTTGAAAACTATGTCAGCCACGCCGACCGGGTAATTCAAAACGCTCATTACATAGGTAATCAATACAAGCCGCTTTTCCGCTCCTTCGCGGTGAACCTGTTCGATCCTGTTTGAAAATACGCTCATATCGTGCAGGCGCGTCCGGTACGCCTTCGCGCTTATAGTGCCGGTTGTAGCGTCGCCGCCGTACCAGTCTATAACGTGGCTGTGCTTATGTATCTCTTGAATGAGCAGACGCGAAACATACTCCCTAAACGCCGGGTCATTGTTCTTTGTGATAAATTCGGCGCGGTCCTCTTGTTTGAAGCCCATCAGCGCCTTGATTTCGTCCATGTGCTTCAGGTCTTTGTCTTTAAGCAGCTTGCCAATGACAAGAAGCGCGTCCGTCAAGCGTTCAATCTCGTTACTATTCCCGGAGAGTATCAAGTCAAGCGCGTCAATGTACGGCAGGATAATCGCGAACGGCGCGTCATCGGTTATGACTTCGGAATTGTACTCAACCACTGGGCAGGCAGGGAAGAACAGCGGGCGTTCGTCAATCAGCTTTATTTCGTCGCCTTTCGTGCCGGTCGTTACGGAATAGCGCTGCCACACGGTAGCATATATGACATCGAGCTTGTATCGCTCCTCTTTTCCTTCGCCTTTAACAAACCGGACGCCGCAAATCATGGCCGGTTCAATATCATTATTGTAAATACAGAAAGTGTTTTTCGGATTAAGCGTTGCGACCTTAATTTGTGTAGTGTTGCCGTCGCCGACCGTGTAGACAAGTTCATAAGCCTTGTTAAACGCCAGCGACCGCACACCGGCGGCCATGTCCTTAATAGAAATAGCGTTATCGTCAAGGATAGTTTGCAGGGCTTCGACATACGCCGCGTCTGATTCTTCGCGCCCTTGATACTGGACATCTGAAAACATATACCCGGCCATCGCGTCAATAACGCTTCGGTAATAAGCCGTCGGTATTAGGTTATTAGGCGTTTTATTGCGCTCCTTACGGTCCCGGAAGCGTTTCAATATTTCGCAGTTTTCGCCTTCGTAGTATTCTTCGTATGTGCTTATTTTCTCGTACTGTTCGCTTGATAGATACCCCTTGAAAACGGCGTGAATCTCATCAGCCGATAGAATAACGCTTTCCCCGGTGTATATTACTTTATCGCTCATTTGTTAAGCCCTCGGCCATACACATTATTTAATGAAACGTGATAATCCTCTGTCTCTTGAAACGCCAGCCATATCATGGCGAACGGCACAAAGACCGCGATCAGGGGCAGGGCCAGCAGAAAGCCAACCAACCAACAAAGCCCTACAAATATTCTCCATGCTCTATACATTCAAAACCTCGCTATCGTTGCGTAATCGTTCTGCTGCGGTGCGGCAAGTGCGGAGTCATACGCCGTATATGTCAAAACGGTGGCGTAAGGGTTATACAGCCCCGATAAATAGGCAAGGCCCCACACAACCGCGTCAAGCCTATTCGGTGACACGTCGCTTTCCGGCGTCCATGTGCAAAGCTCATCTTCAAGCTCTATAAATTCCCCGTAATGGTGAACAAGCCCGCGACGGTAAAGGTCTGCGATAGGTTCAGCGCGTAAAGCCTTGCCCCGCGTCGCTCTTACGCTCTCATAAGCTACCGCCGGATTATAATTGCGGATATTCGCTTCTACAAGATCGCCGCCTTGGTTAACTTCCCCAATTACCTTGTCGGCTGCGTATTGCTCGTACTGCTGGCAAACAACACGGCCCCACCCACCTACCTCGCCGTGATATGTCGCGTCGTTTATGACTATATAATGATAATCTGCGCCGTCTTTATACCGCGCACAAGTGACAATTCCGGTGTCATCTGATTTCGTGCCAGCCGTGACAGCGGGGTCAACCGCAACAACAACCGATTCAAGCCGCGCCGGGAGGGTGTGTATTCTTTGCCCAATAATCCATTCTCGTTTCCATAGCGCGTTTTCAGCGTCATCGCCGTATTCGCCATAAAGGAAACGCCGCTTTCTTGTTTCACTCATTGATTCAAGGGTGTCAATATATGACGTTGAAAGGTTCGCTTTATTATCTGCCGGGTTCATTTTTATCACGGCCATGCGTGCCGCGTCCTTTTCGTTAAGCGGCTGCTTTGTTTCCGGGTTCATGCCCCTATGAAATTTAATAAAAGTCCAATGCGACATTGACGGCGGGTTTTGATCTAATAGGAAAAGTGGCTTGATCCCCTGTTTAGGGTTCAAGCGCGTTTTAAACAGTTCGTATGTGCTATACGGTATCTGTGAAACCTCGTTTAAGTGTATCGAATCCCATTCCGTACCGAGAATCTTCTCAATGCGCTCTTTATCGTCCGACCCCGCGCACCATATTTGAGAACCATTCGGAAAAGTTATGCATAAATCCTGTTTATTGGTTTCATAGGTTAAGCCAGGGAAACAAGTCTTTATTACAGACGGCAAAGTCTGCTCCCAAATTGACGCTTTTATATGTGCAATATGTTTTCTGACAATTAAATGCCGTGACCCCGCCTCTTTAAGTGCGCGGACGCATAAAGCGTAAACAGAAATAAACGTCTTGCCCGACCTCGACCCCCCTTCGAGCATTACCTCGACATACCGGGTCATAAGGTCAACGGCAAGCGTCTGCTTTTCTGTCTTGTTAAACGCTTTCAAAGTCTGCTATCCTGTTTATCAATATTGATAGTTAAAGAGCCCTCTGTCTTGATCTTGTTCCCCTCGGTACGCTCCCCCATTTCTTTAAGCATTGATACCGTGGTTGCGTCACCCCTAATAATCAGCTTATCGAAAACTG